AAACCAAAACTCAAAGAACTGGCAACTCATAGAGTTCATTAAGGGCTATGCTGATATGGGTAACAAGGAGTATATCAAATTCTTGGATTTCCTAAACACTTACAACTTTGGTGTAACTTCATCTATGGATTTACTTGGTGGTCATAGTGGGAACACTTCTAACGCCATCAAAGACGGCTCTCTTATTATTAAGGACTACAAAAATGGTTGCCTATTGGCTGACTATATCTCCGAGATTGGTAAATACTTTGAGTTCTACGCTGAACAAAGTTTTGTTAAGGCTATTGTTCGTGTAAGCAAGAAGGAAGGCTTTTGTTTTGACACCTTCTTAAATAAGATTCAATTAAAGCCTTTGCAAAAGAGAACTGACATAAACGCTTATGTTGAGCAGATAGAGGAAGTGTACAATTACAAGAATAGAAACAAACTAAACCTTCGTTACTAATGTCAGCTAAAGACCAATACATTGATTTATGTGAGGCTCGTGTAGAGGCACTCGCAAATGAAGTTAGACTCCTCAAGGAGTTTATTATTAGAGACTACTCTCTAAAAGGAATTAGTGCGCAAGGCGCAATGGATTTGTTCAACGCATTCAAGGAACGAAATGAAGACAGTAACCAAGATTAAGCAAACGGAATACCCAGAACAATATGAAATCAACGAACTCACAATACAAGACCACTTTTACCTACACTTCGGATTCCCCGATGACAGAAGGCTCTGGACAAGAGCCAACTCCGCCCAGCTCTCAAAGTACCATCAAACGGAAGTTGACACCAAGTTACTATTTAGGTAAGTATAAGCAGATAGAAGCCTTTGATGTTTGTATGGACTTTCAAAGGGACTCTTACAATCTCGGTGTAGCCATTGCCTACTTGCTTCGTGCGGGTAAGAAGAAGGATAACCCAAAGTCGCAAGACATACAGAAGGCTATTGACCATTTAGAGAAAGAATTAGAATACATCGCTTATGAAGAGTACCTTGACACTTCTGCTGAAATTGCCAAAAACTATAAGTCTAAATAGTCTGTATGCTGGTAAGCATTGGACATATCGTAAAAGAATAAAAGATGAATATAAAAAAATCGTTGAAGAAGAATTGGCTGGTTATGACCACCATAGTGCAGAGGGTATGTCTATCGTTATTCGGTACAATACTCGTGCCGATGTGGACAATCTTGTTCTTGTCTCAAAATTTACTGCTGACACTCTCGTTGCTAACGGATGGATTGCTGATGACAATCCTAAACATTACAACAAGCTCACTATCATTTATGACCCGTCAGTTGAAAAGAATTATTGTGAGGTTGAGGTTAGATTTATAAACGCAACCTTGTCAGTATAAACATTTTTATTAACTTTGAACTATTAACTAAATTTAAATACGATGACTAAAACATCTATTGTCAAAGACATTAAGTCTGCTGGAGAACCCTACACGGGTCAGTACGGAACTCTTTACGGGTTCTATGTAACATTTGAGAACGGAGATAACGGGAAGTACAATTCCAAGTCTCCAGACCAAACCAAGTTTATGGTTGGTCAAGAAGCTACTTACGATTACATCCCTCGTGAGTACAATGGCAAGACCTACTACACGGTCAAGCCAGTTAACCCACAATACGCTCAAGGAGGCTCATACACGCCATCTAACGGCAGTTCAGCACCGAGTGGTACACATACCTCTAAAGATGAGAGTATCATCCGTCAAACGGCTCTAAAGGCTGCTGCTGAATTGGGTGGTACACCTCAACAAGTAATTGCGAATGCACAGACCTTTGCTGACTGGGTAATGAAGAAGGGCGCAGCCCAAGCCCAAGCAACTCACCAGCAACACTTTCAAGGAAGAGAAGAACCAGTAGACCAAGATGGTCTGCCGTTCTAACGAAAGTTTCTATATTAGGGGGGAGCATTTGCTCTCCCTTTTTAACACCTAAAAACCACTATGTCTAAAATATCTTATGCCGAAGTCTTTGGGAAACTTGATGATGTCCGAATGGGCAAAGTTAAGGAGGGTCTAAAGTTCGGTCAATGGAATCTTGATGCACACCTACGATTTAAAAGAGGCAACTTTAATGTAATACTTGGACACGCCAATGTTGGGAAGACCTCTGTCACCTTGTACTTAATGTTCTTGCAATCGGTAAGAAACGGCATCCGATGGTTGGTATTCAGTTCGGAGAACACGCCAGTAAGTATCGTTAAGAAACTATCGGAGTTCTTCTTGGGTAAACCCATCAATCAAATTGAAGAGGATGAGTTCTATATGGCGCAAGATATGATTCAACGCTACTTCGTAATTATTGACACCGATAAGAAGATGTACACCTATAAGGACTTGATTGAGGAGGCTACTGACATCTATCACCAAGAGGGTTTTGATGGGTTCTTGATTGACCCTTACAACTCATTAGTCAAGGACAAAGAGATGTTTAAAACACTTGGCGGTCACGAATATGATTACGAGGTGAGTACTCACTTTAGAAACTGGGCAAAGCAACACGATGTAAGCATCTGGCTAAACACCCACGCAGTAACCTCTGCCTTGCGTATGAAACACGCTGCTGGTCACGAGTATGCGGGTCACCCTATCCCACCAAGTTCTGCTGATATTGAAGGGGGTGGTAAGTTTGTGAACCGAGCAGATGACTTTATAGTCATTCACCGTTATATTCAGCACCCAACGGAGTGGATGTACAACCAAGTACATATACGCAAGATTAAGGAGGTAGAAACGGGTGGTAGACCTACGGCTATGGATGAGCCTATCCGCTTCCGTTCACTACCAGATAATGTAGGATTTGAGATTCACGGAGAGAATCTAATTGGCAAGACAGAAAAGAAACAAGGTAACTTACCTTTTTAGTATATTGTGGCTATGGAAGAATTGAATGATAATTACCATTGGGTACGAGGGGGTAGCAAAAGCGTTGCTTTGTTATGGTTACGCCAGAAGAATAGTGAACTCATAGAGATTGCTAACGCACTAAAACCGCAAGACCCGAACAACACTTGGGAGATGGACATCTTCATAGACCTATTAGGTATCTATGGTGCTATGACAAGTGCAATAGATATGGTAGAGGATGTGCAGCGTTTGGTCTGGGAAGCAGAAGCAAAGAATAGCGACCTTAAACTGACCATCAACCACTTGTCAAAGAAAGTTAAAGAATACGAAAAGAGATTAGATAATCTAAACGAACACCTAAAATGAGAGCGACAATAATAGAATTACAAGAGGAGTACGATAACTACATCACACACCACCAAATTACCAAGAGCCGAGAGCAACGCAATGTAATGGCGAGGTTTGCGTTTATGGTAGCGGCACGAGATTTGTACACCACTTTAGAGATAGCACGAGTCACAAACAAGAATCACGCAACTGTTATTCACGCAACTAAAGGACACGAGATAAACTTAAAGTTTGACTCCAACTATATGAGCTTCTTTAACCAATGTTGTGAGATAATGGATAAGCTACGAGGCAGCCAAGAGGCTGGTGTTGACTGGGAACTCTCAAAGCAGAATGCATTGCTTACGGAGCGTTTACAAAAAACACGGGAGGAATTGTCAACAACTCGTGAAAAGTTGTATATTATGCAACAAGAAATCAAGCAATTACGAAAAGAATATGAACTTTGCGATTGATATAGCTCCCCTTGCGGGGATTCTGGTAGGCATCAACTATTGGAACTCCGAGATGAATGAAGATTACGAGAACCCCAAGTACCACTCCTTGCAGTTGTGCTTCGGGGTTTTTGCTATTGTAGTCACTTGGGCTACTGAACAAGAAGAATGAGATGACAGTCCTAAACCTCCTCGCTTCTAAACATAACGAATGGGTCAAGATGGCGCATAGCTTCGGTGCGGGTGACTACGCTGAAGATATAGTCCAAGAGATGTACATCCGACTCAACAAGTATGTAGAAGAGCCAGAGCGTATAATGTACAAAGATGAGCCTAACAAGTTATTTGTATGGGTCACCTTGCGTAATATGGTACGCAACTTCCAGAACAAAAAAGAGATAGTACACTACTGCGGTGATATGATTGAGTATGACCAAGAAGAGGATGTCTTTAACTACGAGGAGGCAGAAGGTTTTGAGAGGCTCATAGAAAAGATTTGGGAGTCTACTGAAGAGTTGCATTGGTATGATAAGAAGATGTTTGAAATCTACCATACCACAGATATGTCTATGAGGGACATTGAGAAAGAAACGAAGATTAGCTTATACTCAATTTTTGATACATTAAAAAAGACAAAGGAATATGTCAAAGAAAAACACTACGAAGACTACGAAGATTTCCAAAACGGAGAAGCCGAGCGCATCTAAAGGTTTAGGAGATGACATTGAAAAAATCACAAAGGCTACTGGTATAAAGAAACTGGTAGATGCCTTTGCTGATGCTACGGGAATAGATTGTGGGTGTGATGCTCGTAAGGAGAAGCTCAACAAGTTGTTCCCAAGAAGAACACAACCCTTATGCCTTGAGGAGAAAGAATACAACATACTAAAGGACTTCTTCACCTCATTTAACGGCAGAGAGGTTAAGGAGGAATGGCAAGAGCCATTAAGCCGAGTTCACGCACGAGTATTCCAACACAAGTATTACATCCCTTGCTCTTGTAATCCGAGAGAGTGGTCTCAACACATTGCAGACCTAAAAAAGATATATGGAGAGTACG